TACTTTATAATGCTGTAGGAGACCACTTTATTGCACATAGAGACCATAGACTAAGACTAGAAAGTATTGCAAAGAAAGAAATGATACGGAAGATTAGTTGTACAATACAAATGACAGATGGTCATGAGTATGAAGGAAGTGACTTAGAAGTAGTTGAGAGTATGTCAGTTCCCGATGCATATAGTAATTATCCTCTTTTACCTGACTTCTTAAAAAGAAATGCAGAAAAATTTAGACACAAGTTCCCTGAACTAAGAGATAAAGGAACACTAGTAATGTTTACGAGTATTCACGAACATACAGTTACACCTTTGATATCAGGAGCAAGAGAATCAATAGTAGTGTTTGTAAGAGGAAAAGCGCATGCATATTAAAAAGTTCGTACATGATACGATAGTTTACATGAATCCAGAAACAGAGTGGAGGTATCCACGCGCTAACGCATATTTATTATATGAGTATAGACATGACGGTAACCACTACGCTACTGACTTTCCACACTTCAAAAGAATGAGAAAGTTTATTTTTGATACTGCTTTGAAGAACGCTAAGTCAGATTCAATAGTAGCACATTGTAGTGTAGTAGAACACAATGAGAAATCATTTGCAGTTCCAATGCGACACATGGCACATGCTTACTACTTCATAAATCCAGTCAAAGGTATAGTTAGTAGTAGTAAAGATGATTTAAGAAAACATCAAGCGTATCATGATTTAAGATTTAAGTCTAATGATAATATACATATAGATAAGTTTGTACAAACAGAGAAGTGGTATCACTTCCCCGAGAAACATAATTCAGTAGTATATCCTAATCCTGATAGTAGATATCTTTATGTGGAGTATGCCATATGAAGATTAGGTTATTTATCGGAACATCAAACATAGAAGATAATTGGATAGAGAAAAATTACTTATACTCTTTATTTCAAAACTCAAACGACGATTTTGAAGTTACATTCTTACGACCAAAAAAGTTTCCAAAGTGGAATACTTTTGGTTGGGGTACGCCATTTACTTGTTACAGGTATGCAATCCCAGAGATATGTAATTATAAAGGTAGAGCAATCTATACTGATGTAGACATGATAAATTTTAGAAATATGAAACATTTATGGGATACTGACCTTTGTGGCAAACCATTCGGTATGTGCTGGGACGCACTACAAGACAACGGAGTCAAATGGAAAGATACCAAACTAGCAAGAGGTTGGTGGTGTGATTCAGTAATGGTCATTGATAATGCTAAGTGCAAAGGGCTTGTACCAAGCACGGAAGAAATAGCAAAAGCAAAGTCTACATGGAAGTGGATATTTATGGAAGATTACTTAGGTTCGCCTCACAAAGACAAAGGTAAAGAGTTTGTGCATACATTAAATCCTAGATGGAATAGTTTTGATGGAAAGAATGCATCAGTTTATGTAGATGGTAACTCTGATTTACAACCAGACTTGCCATTGGAAGAGATATGGCAATTACATTTGACATCTTTGAGTTACCAACCATGGCACCCAAGATATAATCCTCATGCAAAAGCAAACTACAAGAGAAAAGATATAGCAGATTACTTGTGGAAACTAAATGAAAAGACAACAATGATAGCAAAGTCACATGAATTTTAGTGAACTAATATATCCAATGACTAGAAAAACCTTTTATGAGAAAGTAAAAGGAAAGCGTTATCATGTATGGAAGTCTAAAGATAACAGATTCAAAGATTATTTTAGTTGGACAGAATTAGACAACTATCTTAATCAGATAAACATTGGAGCATGGGATAGAACTCCCCAGTTACAAATTATTATGCCAGATGGAAACAAATGGTGTAAAAAGAAATCTCCAGATAAGAAAAGTAGAGAAGAGATTTTACAACTCTGGAACAAAGGTTGCACTTTTGTATTAACATTAAGTGAGTTTCTAAATGAAAATCTTTGGAGACAATGCCAAGAGTTCGAAAGAGAGTACGGAGTAGGACAAGCAAACTTGTATTGTAGTAAGAAAGCAGATGCACATTGTTTTCCTACCCATGCCGATAGCACGGATAATTTTTTATTTCATGTTAGAGGCGATGTTGAGTGGTATATCTATAATGAATACGCAGAAGGTAAAGATGGTGTCCGCTATCGCAGCGAAGACGCTACCCTAAACAGTAAGTTTACTTTATCTCCTGGCGATTTGTTGTACATACCTAAAAAGTTGTATCACCGTGTGACTACAACAGGTCCGAGAATATCAATCAGTTTTCATTTCCGTGAAAGGGGTGAGAAACCTTATTTAAGGAATGATTGGTACGATTGGAAACCATAGGAGAAACTATGAATCAAGATGGAAGGTTTTCAGGCGACATGGATAGAAACGAAGTTGAAATAGACCTTAACAAGTTTATGGCAATGATTCAAGAAAATAATGACTTGAAACAAAAAATATTTATGTTAGAGCATGACGACACAAAAAATCCATGGCAAAAGGTTATTCATCTAGCAGCAGCAGTTGATAGTTGGAGAATATTCCCTAGACTCTTTTTGAGTGTCTATATATTCTTATTATACTACTCGACTATGTGGTTTATGAATTTACCAGACCCAAGTCTCGAACAATCGGGACTAATCTCTATTATAGTAGGTGCTGGTGCGGCTTGGTTTGGGCTATATGCTGGAACAAGTAAGTCAAGCAGTGCGTTCAATGGAGACAAAAAATAGTACTTGACATATGGTTATAAATTTAGTATAATATACTATATGAAAAAATCAAGTAAACCAAATCTAGTTGCAAAACATTCTAAACATAAGTCAGGCGCTGGCTTCCACAAGTCAAAGCGAGACTATGATAGAAAAGCATGGTGCGAGTTTTGCGACTTACCATTAAAGGAGTGCACAGGATACAAGTGCTGGATTAGATGAATTTATTCTTTTTAGATAATGATTTAGATAAGTGTGCAGAATACCATGTGGATAAACACATTGTAAAAATGCCACTCGAAGCAGCACAGTTACTATGCACTGCTATGTGGGTAGATAAAGTATTGGGTTTTTGCCCACACAAACTTGATAAGGAAGAAAGAAAAGAATTACTAAAGGCGAAAGCCGAAGTAAAAGACTTACCGATTCCTGAAAGACCTATTCCATATTTGCCTACAATGGAGAATCACCCTTGTAGCATTTGGACTAGGTCGTCTTTGGACAACTTCGAATGGGTACATTGCTATGCAAATGCCCTCAATGACGAGTATCATTACCGTTATGGTAAACAACACAAGTCAGTAGTAGAAGTTGTAAATGCGTTGCCAGAACCAAAGAATCTACCTCGTAAGGGGTTGACACCTTTCGGTATGGCAATGCCCGAAGATTTACAAGACCCTGATGATGTGATTGGTAGTTACAGACTATTCTATCACACAGACAAGGCAACATTTGCAACATGGTCACATCGTGACAAGCCATACTGGTGGAATGAAGATGAAGCATGGTATGACAAGAGAATAACACAATGAGTGATAAAGTATGGAAAGTTGGGGATAATAGAGTAACATTCCCAGATAGTTGGACTGATGAACAAAAGCAACAGTATGTTGATAAAGCAAGTGTAGATATGCACTTACGCAGACAACTAAAAGTAATTAAGAAGGACGGAACTAGTCAACTTCTTAGAGCATGGAGGAATCATGGCAAAAGACACTCCTCGTAGTATGGAAGAATTATTTGGTGTAATGACACCACAACCACAAACTATGGAACAAACACAATTATTAAGAAACAATTTAAAAGTTCAGCACGAAAAAGTAAGTGCTGAAATCGGTCTGTTAGAAAAACAATTAGCAGATAAGAAAGAGTACCTCGCAAAGATTGAGGGAGGACTCGATGTGTTAGACGAACTGGAGAAGTAATGTTCTACATTGTAGACGACTTCTACCCAGACCCTGACAAAATACGAAAGTATGCTTTGTCTTGTACCTTTCACAATGGTACGATTACTGACAGAGTAACAAACAAAATAAGAAAAATAATGCACCCTGGTGCAAGAACAAAAGAAATAGACAGCGAAAACTTTATTTATTTAAAGAATAGAATGGAACAATTACTGAATAGGAAAATTGTTCGTTGGTATTCTCAAGCAAAAATAAATTGTGTTTTCAATCTTGGGATAGGTGACACAGAGCCAAACTGGGTACATCATGACTCGGTCAGCGCAAAACGCAAAGAACTGGCGAAGTCACAAAACTATAAACTATGGGCAGGTGTCATCTATCTCACCCCTAATGCTCCACTAGACGCAGGGACTTCCCTGTGGATAAGAGATGATGGGATAAAGATAGCAGAGGATAGTGTAGGAAAACTACCAAAAGGAATTCCACCAGTTGGGTGGACTAAGCATGCCTCTGCCAGTAATATATACAATAGGTTAGTTCTTTACAGAGGTGACCATTACCATGCTCCTGACAAAGCAGGTTTTGGAAACAGTAGAGAAACTGGTAGATTAACACAATTAATAGTTTTTATGACAGAATGAATAAATTTAATGAAGAACAAGTACTAAACTGGGTTAGAAACCACATAATCCAGTCATACGATGCACACTATGGCAAAAATAAAATACAAACAACTGAGTTTGTATTTGACGCAGGACATGGTGAGGGTTTCAGTATTGGAAACATAATCAAGTATGCCCAAAGATATGGGAAGAAAGGTGGTAAAAATCCTGACGATTTACTAAAAATTATTCACTACGCAATTATTTTATTAGGGAGTGAACACATTGATTAGAGCAAAGAAAGGAGAAAATTTATCGAGAGATAATATCGCTAAAGTACATGAGTTACTTAGTGCAGAAAATCCGATAACAAAGAAAGAAGCCTGTGGTATTCTTAATATTAGGTATAACACGACCAGACTTAAGAAAATCATAGACGATTACTTAGAGTTATCGGAGTATAGAGAAAATAGGAAGTCTCAATTAAAAGGTAAAGGAGCAACGAAAGATGAAATCAAGACAGTTATTGTAGACTATCTTGATGGAGATAACATCTCAACTATATCGGAGAGAATGTATCGTTCCCCTGCTTTTGTTAGAGCAATCCTAGAAAGGGTGGGAGTCCCTAAAAAACTTGCCGATAATGACTATGAAGGTCATAGAACTTATATGCTACCCGAAGAATGTGTAGCAGAGGAGTTCGCAGTAGGAGAGAAGGTGTGGTATCCTCGTAAAAATAGATTTGCAGAAATCAGATACGAGGTAACACAGAAGTACCAGTTTGACCGTGCAGGTTATGTTGGTTACCAAAACATGGCAAAGTGTGTCAACTACGAAGACAAGTACGGAGCAAAGATGTATAACTTATATGTCTTAGACCCTGTACCACAAGAGGCGATAGCAAAAAGTTATTTTCCTTGGCTTGATGGTAGTAGATGTGGTTTCTATGCTTCTGCTCTTGCTTATGACTTAGGAAGTCTGAAACATTTAGAACAATACGGAGTAAATATTAACTCACTATGATAAAAGGCAAGCAACATGGAATATTTAATAGCAGGGTACTTGGGTCTCTGGATAATGACGATAAC